CGTCGCTTCATATGGAACGTTTAGTACTGGTATTAACATCAAGAACCTCCATAATGTTATTTTTGCTTCTCCATCCAAATCTAGAATTCGGAATCTCCAGTCTATTGGAAGGGTGCTCAGGAAGGGAAATAATAAAACCAAGGCAACTCTCTATGACATTGCTGACGACATTTCCTACAAGGCACGGAGAAACTACACACTTAATCATTTAATAGAAAGAATTAAAGTTTATAATGAGGAAAACTTTAATTATGATATTGTAAACATACCGCTAAAGAGTTAAATGGGCGAAGAATTTCATGCAGTACTAAAATTGATCACAGGAGAGGAAATATTTTCATTAGTCTGTGTGGACGAGAATGATGGCGACCCTATTATTCTACTGATGAACCCAGTGATTATGAAAATAATGCGTAACCACGTAGGACAATATGTCAAGGTAAGACCTTGGATGGAAATGGCAGATGATAGTATGTACGTAATCAAGTACGATAAAATTATTAGTATGACTGAAGTAAAAGAAGGTAATATGATTCAGTTCTACAACAAATATCTTAATGAAGAAGACTTTGATTGGGAAGAAGACGGTAGAACAAAAATATCTGATAAAATGGGATATGTATCTTCTGTGGACGAAGCAAGAAAAATGCTAGAGAATATCTATAAACTTAAAGATAATAAAGAAAGCTAAGCCCCCCTCTTCAACCTTAACAAAGATATTCTACTTATAAATCGGTATGTTGTCAAGCTCTGATAGTATGCTATAATATACATAACGATAGTTTATTGAACAAAATAATGTTATGTCTAAAAAGAAATCGGAACACTACGTTAACAATAGAGAATTACTTGAGGCATTAATTGTCTATAGATCTAAAGTAGAAAAGAGTTTTATGGAGATCAATGGTAGAGAACCTACCAAAGCAGATAGATCTCAACATTGGAAAGGAAAACCACGTATTACAAATTACTTAGGAGAATGTTTTCTTAAGATTGCAACGCACTTGTCATATAAACCAAATTTTGTCAATTATATGTTCAGAGACGATATGATCTCTGATGGTATTGAAAATTGTGTTCAATATATTCATAATTTTGATCCAGAAAAATCTAAGAATCCATTTGCTTACTTCACGCAGATTATTCACTACGCCTTTCTACGTCGAATTCAGAAAGAGAAGAAGCAACTGGAAATAAAAACTAAAATCATCGAACGGACTGGTTACGATGAAGTTATGATGGTTGACGATAGCTTGCTTTCTAGCAGCAGTTCGGAGTATAATACGATCAAGGATAATATTACGTACAAGACAAATCGTCAATGAAGATTGCTATTATTACCGATCAGCACTTTGGAGCTCGTAAGGGTTCTAAGTTTCTTCATGAATATTTCAAAAAATTCTATGATGATGTGTTCTTTCCATACTTGAAAAAGAGTGGCATCACTACGGTAATCGATATGGGAGATACGTTTGATAACCGTCGTTCTATTGATCTGTGGTCTCTTGAGTGGGCAAAGGAGAATTATTATAATCAGTTGGAAGAGATGGGTATAACCGTTCATACTATCGTTGGTAATCATACTGCTTATTATAAGGATACTAATTCAATTAATTCTGTAGATCTATTACTTAAGCAATATGATAATGTGAAAATCTACTCAGAATGTACTGAGGTGATGATAGATAAATTGCAAGTATTGTTTGTTCCTTGGATTAATGCGGAAAATCTTAAAAGTAGTATCGACGCTATCAAAGTTTCTAGTAGCATATGTGCGATGGGGCACCTTGAGCTCAACGGATTTAGAGCGCATCGCGGTCACGTCATGGAAGAAGGTATGGCGATCGACGAATTTGCGAAGTTCAACAAGGTGTTTTCGGGGCACTACCATACACGAAGCGACAACGGAAAAATCTTCTACTTAGGAAATCCTTATGAGATGTTCTGGAATGATGTGAATGATCCTCGTGGATTTACAATATTTGATACCGAAACTTTAGAGTTTGAGCATATTAATAATCCTTATAAACTCTTTTATAACATCTATTATGAAGATACTCCATATCAAACTTTTGATACTCGTGAGTATGAGGGTAAGATTGTAAAGGTTATTGTTAGGAAGAAAACCGAACCTAAGAAATTTGAAAAGTTTATAGATAAACTATATTCCTGTGGTATTCAAGACTTAAAAATTGTAGAAAATTTTTCAATTCAAGTAAATGAAGAATTTGAAGTAGAAGAAAATGAAAATACAATTTCTATTTTAAATCGATATATCGATGAAGCAGAGTTTGATTGTGATAGTGCTATCGTTAAAGGAATTCTTCAAAAAGTCTATTCACAAGCTTGCGAGGTTGAGTAATGTTTCTTCTTACTCTCAAAGATAATAAAGAGGATGGTGCTTATGCCGTTCAAAACCGATATGGTGAAAAAGTCCTCTTTCTCTTTGAAGATGAAGATGATGCAGATCGTTATGCTATGCAATTAAAAGAATCTGAAGATGCAGAAATGAACGTTGTAGAAGTTGACGACGCACTTGCAATTTTGACGTGTAAACGCTATAATTACAAATATGCGGTGGTTACACCAAATGACATTGTGATTCCTCCTAGAGATTTAGATGATAATTTTCCAGAAGATTAAGTACAAAAATTTTCTTTCTAGTGGCAATCAATTTACTGAGATAGATTTTAAAAAGCATCATACTAATCTTGTAGTTGGAACAAATGGTGCTGGTAAATCCACAATGCTGGATGCACTAACTTTTGTTCTGTTTAATAAACCATTTCGTAAAATTAATAAACCTCAACTAATTAATGCTACAAATGAGCGTGATTGTTTAGTTGAGATTGAGTTTGAAATCAATACTCGTAAATACATCGTAAGACGTGGCATCAAACCTACTGTTTTTGATATTGTTGTGAACGGTACGGAACTTCATCGTGAAGCAGATGATCGTGCTATGCAACGAGTTTTAGAAGACAATATTCTTAAAGTAAACTATAAATCTTTTACTCAGATTGTGATTCTGGGAAGTAGTAACTTTGTCCCATTTATGCAACTAACTTCGACACATCGTCGTGAAGTTATTGAAGACTTATTGGATATTCGCATCTTTTCTTTGATGAACAATATTCTTAAAGATAAGATTCGTGTTCATAAAGATCAGGTAAAGTCTCTTGATTTGAAGAAAGAAACTCTTAAAGATAAGATGAAGATGCAACAGAACTTTATAGATGAGTTAGAAAATCGTGGTAAGCAGAATATTCAATCTAGTAATACTAAGATTACAAAACTTATGAATGAAGTTGATCAATATATGTTAGAAAATGCAAAACTTGAGGAAAACGTACATAACTTCACTAAAGATCAGGAAGAGGTAACAGGGGCAAGACAAAAATTATCAAAACTAAACACACTTAGGGGAAAGATCTCTCAGAAAGTATCTGCTATTACTAAAGAGCATAAGTTTTTTACTGAAAATACGGTATGCCCTACTTGTACTCAAGACATAGAGGAATCATTCCGGTTAAATAAAATTGAGGACGTTCAAAATACAGCAAAGGAACTTAAGGAAGGTTTCAATGAGTTGGAATCAACCATAAAGTTTGAACAAGAAAGAGAACGTCAATTCAACACACTTTCGCAGGAGATAGTAAATCTAACACATGGCATTTCTCAGAACAATACTAGGGTTTCCGGAAATCAAAGACAAATCAGAGATCTTGAACATGAAATTCAAACGATTACCGAGAACCTTGCAAACCGAAATACTGAACATGAAAAGTTAGACGAATTTAAGTCCAATCTCCAACAGACAATTGAATACTTAGCAGATAAAAAACAAGAAATCGTTCATCACGATTTTGCATACTCACTACTCAAAGACGACGGAGTAAAAACGAAGATCATAAGAAAGTATCTTCCATTCATTAACCAGCAGGTTAATCGCTATCTTCAGATGATGGATTTTTACATTAACTTCCATCTTGATGAAGAATTTAAGGAAACTGTGAAGTCCCCTATACATGAAGATTTCTCGTATAGTTCCTTTAGTGAAGGTGAAAAGATGAGAATCGATCTTGCCCTATTATTCACTTGGCGTGAAGTAGCGCGTGTTAAAAACTCTGTAAACACCAACCTGCTGATTATGGATGAAGTCTTTGACTCTTCTTTAGACGGATTTGGAACAGATGAGTTTCTTAAAATTATTCGTTATGTGATTCAAGATGCAAATATTTTTGTTATCTCTCATAAAACTGATATGTATGACAAGTTTGAGAATGTCATCAAGTTCGATAAGATAAAAGGATTTTCACGTAAGGTTTCTTCTGAAACTAAGGAAGACTGATATTAGATTTATAAATATCTAAAAAGTATTTGTATAGATGGACAACTTTTACGAAGAAGTATATCAATATCTTATTGATGAGGGTATCGAAGAAGAAGAAGCAACTGAAGTTGTAAATCATCTATATGAAGCAAATGTTCATGAGTATGGATTGATTACTGAAAATAAAGGTAAGGCAGTTTTGAATCTGCTTAGAACAGTCGGAATGATGTCCGGCATTCTTAAAAATCCTGCTGCTAAAAAAGCAGTAAAAGCAACTACTAGTAAAATTACTGGTACTCCTCTTCAAGGAAATCTTCTTACAAAAACTGGTAAGGCGCAAAACTTTACTGGTGGAAGAACACCATTTACTGGCACCAGTCCAGTTCCTGCTGCAAGCTCTGCTTTACCAACACCGAAAGTAGCAGCACCAACATCTCCAGGACAGATGCAGATTCCTGGAACTTCTGCTAGAGCACAGGAGTTGAGAAATGTAACCAGAAATCCCAACACTGGATTGTCTGGAAGTGGTAATACTGGTCTTACAATGTCTGGTGGTAAGGCATCTCAGAGAAGTATGCCGACCTTAAAAGCACAACCTGAGAGAGTTGCACCTTCCCTTCCTCAACCTCCAGTATCACCTACCGTATCTAAACTTGATAAAGTTATTGGTGCTGTGAAAAAATCTGCTCTACCAGTCGGAGTTGCTGGTGCTACTGGATTAGCACTTAGTAGTAGTCAAGGTTCTAAGAAAACTGAAGTACGTATGCCTGCTTCTCAAACGCCTTCTACCAGTCGCCCCGAATCTCCACCAAAGTCTCAAGGAACTGGTGAGCGATCTGCTGAAGCAAATGCGAAGAAGCAGGAAGAAGCAAAGGCAAATGCAGAAAGAAGAAGAAAGTCTGCTAAGAATTTTGATGCAGCATTTGCGGATGCTAGAAAGAAAGGTAAAGCAGAATTTTCTTGGCGCGGAAAGAAATACAATACTAAATATAAAGGAGAATAACTTTTCTATATTACAATGGAAGCAAAAGAAGTAAGATCTCTTATGGAGGCATATGCTTCCGTTTATGAGGGATATGGAAAGAAGAAAAAGGGTGATTGTGTAAGTAAGTCTGAAAAGGGCGATCACAATTGTGCCAAGAAAGTCTGCTCTGAGCAGTGGGGTGAAGGTGAAACCATCTTCGGTCAGCACGCTGTTCCTGATGAGAACGGTTTCGTTTCACACTACGATGTTCAGTTTGAGCACGGTATTGTAGAGAACGTATCCGTAGAAGATATGGAAGTTATTACTATGGTTGAGCATCCAGAGCACGTTGAGCACGAAGGTGATACCATCAGTGAAATGGGTGGTATGATGGGTGCTGTTAAAAAAATTGGTCAAGCTGCGGTCGATGTAGGTAAAAAAGTTCTTGGACCTGCTGACCAATCCCCTGAAGCAGAAGCAGCAAGAATGGGTAAGCGCAGACCTCAAACAAAACAGGAAAAGGGTGTCGCTGCTGGAACTGTAAACAATGAAGATACAGACCTCTTTGATATCATCAAAGGTCATTTAATTGATGAAGGTTTTGCTGAAACTGAGGAGGCTGCGGTCGCCATTATGGCAAATATGAGTGAAGGGTGGAAAGAGAGTATTGTTGAAGGCAAACAATCCAAATAGAACCAGTTTATAAACTGTCTACTGGGAGGTCTTCGGACCTCCTTTTTTTGTATAATAGATCCATACGCAACCAAGCAATGGCAGTCTCACACGAAATCAAATCTCAACTTGCTAAACTTCTGGCAACCGAAGATTTGGTAGTTGAGCATAAGTATTGTGAAACTGCTTGTTTCAATGTTCATACTCGTGTTCTGACGTTGCCAATGTGGGAAAAGGCAAGTAGTCAAGTTTATGATATGCTTGTCGGACACGAAGTCGGACACGCACTTTACACTCCTGATCGCAACTGGTTGAAAGAAATTAAAGTTCCTCCACAGTTTGTGAATGTAGTTGAAGATGTGCGAATTGAAAAACTAATGAAGCGTCGATATGGAGGTATATCTAAGACCTTCTATCGTGGATATCAAGAATTGGCGGAGAATGATTTCTTTCAGATTGAGAATGAGAATCTGAATACAATGAATCTTGCTGATAAAGCAAATCTTCAGTTTAAGATTGGTAGTTTTGTAAGTATTACCTTTACTGAAGATGAAAATCAGTTGATGAAGAAAATTTCTGATACTGAGACTTTCGATGATGTTCTTCAAGTTTCTAAAGAACTTTATGAGTTTTGTAAGAAACAGCAAGAGATGATGACTAAGACTGATGACCTACAGATGCAAGGTGGTCAGGAAGGTGAAGAAGATCAACCTGAGATTAATCAAAGTCAAGAATCTGGTATTGAACAAGGAACTAATGAAGAACCTCAGCAGGAATATGATGACTTTGATATGGAATCTAAAGATGGCAAATCTTCTGATGATGGTGAGAGTTTAGAAGATCCTGAAGTTTCTACTATGAATAGTTTGGAGGAAGCTCTTAAAGAACTTGCATCCAATAGTGGTAATGAGAATGTATATGTTGAAGTTCCTAAAGTTAACTTGAAAAAAATTATTGTTCCTAATTCTGAAATTCACTCTCGTTTTAATGAGTGGGATGAATTAATGGAGGAAAATGAGGTTACTGAAGAACAGGCGTTTGGTTTTGTTGATAGAGAATTTTTGAAGTTTAAAAAATCTGCTCAGAAAGAAGTCAACTATCTGGTAAAAGAGTTTGAATGTAAAAAGGCAGCAGATTCTTATGCCCGTGCTACTACTGCTCGCACTGGTGTTCTTGACTGCTCCAAGTTGCATACTTACAATTATAATGAAGATATATTCAAAAAAGTAACTACACTTGCTGATGGCAAGAGTCATGGTCTTATTTTTATTCTTGACTGGAGTGGTTCTATGTGTGATGTAATGATGGATACTCTCAAGCAACTTTATAATCTGATGTGGTTTTGTAAGAAGGTTTCTATTCCGTTTGAAGTATATGCCTTCACTAACGACTATCCTCTCGTTACTTATAACAATAGTGGTCATCCGCAGATTCGTGATCTCCCTTATGAGAAGCGTGAGGGTCTTCTCTATATTGCTGAGTGGTTTTCAATGATGAATATTTTCACTAGCAAAACTAATTTGAAAGAAATGGAAAAACAAATGAAAAATTTCTTTCGTTTGGCATCCTCATTCTGTCGTTATGGTATGCTTCCCATTCCTAGTGGATTGAATCTTTCTGGAACTCCTCTTAATGAATCAATGATTGCTCTACATCAGATTCTACCTCAGTTTAAAAAGGAGAATAAACTGCAGAAAGTTCAGTGCGTTGTGATGACTGACGGCGAAGCACCTCCTCTAAAACTTCATCGTGAAATTCAACGTCACTGGGAGCACGAACCATTTATTGGAACTGGTACTATTCATAGCAATGCTTTTCTTCGAGATCGTAAAACTGGAAATACATATTCTCTAGATTGTGAGTGGTATGAGTTTACTGATATTCTTCTTCGTAATCTTCGTGATAAGTTTACTGACGTAAACTTTATTGGTATTCGTGTCCTTCAATCTCGTGATGCTACTAGTTTCATCCGCCGATATACTGGTTGGGGTGGTAAAAACTTTGATAGGATTCAAAAGATTTGGAAAAAGGAAAAGGCATTTGCTATTCACAAATCTGGATATCACACTTATTTTGGACTTTCTGGTACCGTACTTTCTAGTGATTCTGACTTTGATGTTGATGAGGGTGCTACTAAAGCAAAGATCAAATCTGCTTTTGTTAAAAGTTTGAAAAGTAAGAAAATGAACAAAAGGGTTTTAGGTGAATTTATTGAACTTATCGCTTGAATAAATAGGTTTATAGAAAAAGTGTCTAGAGATGAAACCTTCCCCTAAGAAATTAAAAGAGACTAAAGAGATCTATGAAAAGGTTGTAACACACCTCATTGAGGAAGGTTACGCCACAGACGTAGATTCTGCAGATTCCATTATTAGTGGAATGAGTGAACAGTGGTTTGAACAAATTCAAGAAGGTTGATTCATGGAGAGACTAACTGGTAAAGGAGCGAAGTCTCTCAAAGAGGCTTACGCTAAAGTTTAT